GTTGCACTTAACACGCTTGGCGGCACAGTCACGTTTACAAACGCGTCGCCCACAGTGGTAACTTCTACCATCCTTTATACAGAAGGCGCGGCGCTTCAGTTTAATACCACTTCATCTATGCCAACAGGGGTGACAGCGGGCGTTACGTACTATGTATTTGAAGTTAATGGCCTGACGTTCAAACTGCTAGATAGTGCTGGGGCTGCGGTTAACACTTCATCTACAGGTTCAGGCGTCTACGTATCTAACATTGTTGATGCGCCGATACTCCAAAACACTTTGACCGTGTCGGACTCTTCACGTTTTGTCCTTGTATTTGGCACAAATGACTACGGCTCCAGCACCATTGACCCAATGCTAATTCGCTGGTCAGCGCAAGATGACATCTACAACTGGACGCCTGACGCTACAAACCAAGCGGGGTTCACACGCTTGTCGCACGGCTCAGAGATCATTACAACCGTACAGACCCGCCAAGAGATTGTGGTGTTTACGGACTCTAGCGTGTATTCGCTCCAATACCTTGGCCCTCCGTACGTGTGGGCACCGCAACTTTTAGGCGACAACATCTCTATCATTAGCCCCAACTCGGCTGTGATTGCCTCTGGTATTGTGTACTGGATGGGCGTAGACAAGTTCTATTCTTACGACGGTCGTGTGCAAACGCTTAACTGTGACCTGCGCCGTTTTATTTTTCAAGACTTAAACCAAGGGCAAGCGTTGCAAGTTTGCTGCGGAACAAACGAAGGCTTTAATGAAGTCTGGTGGTTCTACCCATCTGCTAACAGCACACAAAACGACAAGTACGTCATTTACAACTATTTTGAAAAAGTCTGGTATTACGGCACGATTGGCCGCACTGCTTGGCTTGACTCAGGACTGCGTGACTATCCGATAGGGGCTACATACGACAACAACTTGGTTAACCATGAGCAAGGACTTAATAATGGTCAAACTGAAGACGTTGTTGCGATTGATGCTTATATTTCTTCGTCTGAGTTTGATATTGGTGACGGCCACAATTTTGGTTTCATCTGGCGTGTCTTACCGGACTTGACCTTTGAGAACGCTGTATCGGATACGCAAGGCAATCCGGCTTCCGTAACTATGACGCTCTATGGTCTGGCTAACTCAGGCTCGGGCGTTACAAGTTCGGCTGGCTCTGCAGTGGCTAAAAGCAGTGCGTACGTAATTACCGAAGAGTTCACAGGCATGATCTTCACACGCTTGCGTGGCCGTCAGATGATCTTCAAGATCGAGTCTAATCAAATTGGTACTTGCTGGCAGCTTGGCGCTCCTCGTATAGATATTAGACCAGACGGCAGACGCTAATGGCTTCTAGTGGTCGCATAATTAACCCCGCACCTCCCAACTTACCCTTGGGAACGGAACAGTATGAACGCCGGTATCAAGACCAGTTTGCCAACGTCTTGCGTCTGTACTTTAACCAATTGCGTAATGCTTTAAGCGAGTTGTTCAGTGGTGCTGGCGGTAAGTATGTGGCGTTTCCGTACGGCGCGTTTTCAAGCTACACCAGCCAGTCCACAACCGCCAATACAGCCACGCTATTAACGTTGTCTAACACCGACTTTTCTAATACGGTATCGCTACAAACAGGGTCAAAGATAACGGTAGAAAACGCTGGCATTTACAACTTGCAGTTTAGTGCTCAGTTACAAAATTTAGATAACGCGCCGCAAGATGTATTTATCTGGCTTAAACAAAACGGCACAGACATTGTTGGCTCGACTGGTAAAGTTGGTATGCCAGCCAGAAAAAGTGCAGGTGTTCCGTTTCACGACATCAAAGGTTGGAATTACTTTCTGTCCATGAACGCAGGCGACTACGTTCAAATCTACTGGTCTACAACTAATGCGTCTGTAACCATAGAAACTTATGCGGCTTCTGGTACGCCCACTAAACCATCCACAGCTTCCGTCGTAGCTACACTTTCATTTGTGTCTGCGCTCCCAGCATGATATTATTAAGCAACCCCCATTTTGAGAGGCAAAAATGAGCCTGCATAAGTTTGCCGAACAGGTAGCCGCACAAGGTCGCGGCGACGACTCTTTACTTGTACACATGACGCCGGATGAAGTCCAGCGCCTACAAGCTTTTGCCGAAGCCAATGGCCGTTCGTTGACCATCAACCCGCATACGGGTTTACCCGAAGCTGGCTTCCTTTCTGATTTGTTTAAAGCAGTTGCCCCTATTGCGCTTGGCGCTTTCCTTGGCCCTGCCGGTATGGGTTTGACTATTGGCGGTTTGTCTAGCGCAGCTACAGCAGGGCTAGTTACAGGCGGTATTACTTCTTTGGCCACAGGTAGTTTGTCTCGCGGTCTTATGGCAGGCTTGGGCGCGTACGGGGGTGCGGGTCTGGGCGAAAGTTTGATGACTGCTGGTGGGGGAATGAGTGCGGCAAACGCCGCATCTGCGGCTCAAGGGCAACTCGGCGCGGCCAATTTAGCGTTAGGTGAAGCCATGCCTACGCAAGTTGCAGAACAGTTTACAAAAGACGCTGTTACTCGCATGACTCCTTCTGGCGCGGTTTCTGCCGGATTTAATGCCGCTACCGCATCGCCCACTGCCGCCATGGATTTTGCCAAACAAAACTTTGGTAATATTGCAGCAGCCGCTTCTCCAATCATGGCAGGCATGATGGTTCCTACAACTACGAAGTTGCCTGATCCCAAGAGCACTGGGAATATTCGTCAGATGACGTTTAACATTAACCCAGACACAGGCAGGCCCGACCCTCTGTATGGCATACGCGAGATGGCTCCGGTTAAGGCCAGCGAGTGGGGAGATAAAACATTCCAAGGCCAGCGCGATCTGTTTTACAAGCAGAACCAAAACCCGTATGAACTTGGGGTAGGGTCTTTAAACCAGCCACCACAACAACCCCCACGCATGAATACAGGCGGTATTGTGGCTTTGGCTAATGGCGGTGTGCCCGGCTACGCTAACGGCATGCTTGTTGGCGACCAAGATGTGTTTAACTATTTTAAAAATCTTGACCAAACTAAGCTGAAATCTGGCGCACTTGACGCACAAATTGCAGCAGACATGCAAACGTATAACGTTGGTGCTGCCGATATTGCACGGATTACAGGTACACAAGCCAACCAAGGTGATTTTGAAAAACGGTTTGTACAGGCAATTAACCCAGCCACTTTAAATTCTGCTGATTTTTTAGCAAAGACCGCTGATGTAGGTTTAACAGACCAAGCACTAGCCGATGCTATGAAAAACGCTGGTATGTCCGCAGCAGCGCAATATGCTGCTACTCATACGTTGGATGATACAGCCGGTATTACAGGCGCGGCTAAACCAGTACAAGATTTTTACAATGCTTATGGATACAAAGCAGGCGATGCCCCCGGCGACAAAGGCGGCTTAGCAGGTCTGTACACCAACATTGACTACGCCGCAGACAAACTACAAGCCCAGATTGATGCAGGAGCACTGACTGTAGCGCAAGCACAAAACTTGTCGCTTGCAGAGATGGAGCGTTTAGGAATTAACCAAGCGGACGTCAAAGCCGCTACAGGTTCAGACTTTGCTAATTTGTTTAAAGCCAAAGCTGCCCCCTTAACTTGCGGCGTTGGTTTTAAACTTAGCCCAGACGGTAAGTCTTGCGTGCCCGATATAAAAGGTACGGTTACGTGTGGCCCCGGAACTAAGCTAAGTGCTGATGGTAAATCGTGCGTTATTGATGTTGTTCCTGACCCGTTCAAGAGCGTAGTCCCCGGTGGCACGCAACTTCCCGGTGCTACTGTCTACGACAACGGCGCGTATGGCAACTATGGCTCTGGCCCTGCTACGGGTGTCGATTACAACGGCAACACTGTATCTATTGCCACTCCCGGCGACATCATTACAAATCCTGATGGCACACGCACAGTTGTGCCTAACATCCCCGGTCGTCCATACGGCGGCTTTACAGGCATGGAAGGGGTCAAGAGCGCATACACCGCTGGTGGCGGCAGCTTGGGTTACACAGCCAAAGCGCCAAGAACAATAGACGAGTTTAATAAGCTGTACAACAAACAGACTGGTGACTCGCTGGCCGCTTACGACTACCTCATGGGCAAGGGCG